TATTGATAATAAATTAGCTATTGCATCTGATGGATGTGAAGCAGATGATCTTGTAAGACGTAAGGCACACAAGTGTATGGATCGTAACATTGACTACGTAGTTATTTCTGCTGATAAAGACCTTGATATGGTTGTTGGTGAACACATGAGACCTAACAATCAGACAGGTGACTATACTCATTACAGTATTACTGAAGAAGAGTCTGATTATAATTACTTTAAACAGATTCTTATTGGTGATATGTCTGATTCAATTAAAAGCCCTAACAAGCTTGGTCCTAAGACAGCCGAGAAATTGCTAGCAGGAACTAGTCATAAAAACTGGCGTTCTATGGTAGAGAAAGAATACCAAGAGCGTTGTGGTTCTGAATGGTTACATGCTCTTTATTTCACTGGTTCTCTTGTACACATTCAACGAAATCAAGGAGACATGTTTAACTGGAATAAGAAAGGAACATGGTTTGATTTGGGCTTTGAAGGTCCACCATCATGCTATGATTACAGCTCACTCAAAGGATACAAGGAAGCTGTTGATGACAGAGATAACCGAAGTAATTCTAGCAGCACATCAGGAAGCACAGAAGCAGCTTGATGAATTGTTAGCCACAAAACACATAACCAAAAACGAGTGGAAGAAAGCAAGTGAAGAAGCTGGAGAACTAGCTGCACTTGAATATGCTCGTCATAAGGAAATAGAAGAAAATGAAGTACACACTAACTGACTATGGTCAATCAATTGCAACTGACATTATTACTGTAATGGAAGCAATGGAAGGTGCATATGACTTAATGTATAAGCCTGAATGGGCAGGTGCAATGCAAGCAGCTGTTGACAATGACTTAGTGTTACTCACTAAAATCCTCTTAGAGAACGGGGATAAGCGTGATGAACTAAAGCCAATGATTAGTGTCTTATTAAGTTGGATTGATGCAATCGAAATAGCAGAGGAATATCAGCGAGAAGCATAATGAAATTATTTAGGGCAGAACAAATGCAACCATCAGCAGACAAACTAATTAAGTCTAAACGTATGGATCACATGTTCATGGATATGGCTTATACAGTAGCACATCAAAGCTCCGACACACATAGGCAGGTCGGGGCTGTTATTGTTAAAGACGAACAAGTCTTAGGGTATGGTTATAACGGTACACCTACAGGCTGGCATACTAATGAGTGCAAAGAAGAGGACGGCACAACCAAAGCAGAGGTAGTACATGCGGAGATCAACGCCATCTGTAAAGCAGCAGCACACGGCGGCGGCATTAACGGTGCTACTATGTACAGCACTACTATTCCTTGTATTGAATGCGCTAAAGCTATTATTCAATCTGGGATAAAGCGAGTAGTATATAGAGAGCCATACAACAAATGCACAAAGGGTATTGATGCCCTTAAACAAGTAAATTTAATTGTAGATAAACTCGGCACATACGAAATGAAGTGAGGACAACATGAGTAGCAGAGAAATTGGGAAGACAGCATGCCCCAAGTGCGGATCAAGTGACGGTAATGCATTGTATGATGATGGACACAGCTATTGCTTTGTCTGTAATCACTATGAACGTGACTATGAAAAGCTTGGAGCTACAATCAAAGTAACTAATGACGACTTTACTGAGGAAACTAAGTTGAATATCGAAGACTATCAATTCATGACAGCACCAACCCGTAACGTATCATCACAGATTTGTGAGATGTTTGGTGTTCGTTCATCTGTTAATCAAGATGGTCAAGTCGATGAAACTTATTATCCATACAACGGTAAGAAAGGTTTATCATATAAGATTCGTAAGTACCCAAAGGACTTTCGAGTCAAGGGAGGTTTAGAAGGTGTACAACTATTTGGTCAAGGTGTTTGGACCAGTGCAAGCCGTAAGCGACTTGTTATTACAGAAGGTGAAGAAGATACTCTTGCAGTTGCTGAGTCTTATCGCCAGTATAATGGTAATATTTATCCTGTTGTTAGTATCCCTTCCGCTTCTAATCTTAATCCCGTTGCTGACAATCGCGGTTGGATTCGAGAGTTCGAAGAAGTCGTCTTATACATCGATTCCGATGAAGCAGGACAAGCAGCAGTAGAAAAGCTAGCTAAAATCATTGGCTATGAAAAGATCAAAGTTGCTCGTGGACAATCTAAAGATGCGTCAGATGAGCTAACTAAACATGGCTTCCGTAGTGTTATGCAAGCTATCTGGAATGCTGAACAGTATAATCCACAAGGCATTCTTACTAGCGTTCAACTATGGGAAGCAATGCAGGCATATGATAAGATTGTGTCTGTACCTTATCCAGACTGCTTTGATGGTCTCAATAAGAAACTAAAAGGTATGCGTGCAGGTGAGATTATATTATGGACTAGTGGTACTGGTTCAGGTAAATCATCTATGCTACGTGAGATAGCTCTACACTTACTACGTACAACTGAAGACAAGATCGGTATCATCTCATTAGAAGAATCACCTGCAGAAACAGCTAAGAAGATGTCTGCAATGGCATTAAGCCGTAACCCTATGGATGAAGATCTTACATTGGAGGATTTATATGACGGATTTGATGAAGTATTTGGGGATAATCGTGTTCTTGTTCTTGACCATGCTGGTGCCATTACAAATGGAATCGTTGAACAACTCAATTATATGGCTTCTGTTGGTTGTAAATACTTGTTCATTGATCACATTACTATACTTGTATCTGAAGGAGCCGATGGTCTCGAAGGTAACGCTGCAATCGACAAGACAATGAATGACCTACTCAAAGTAGCTAAGACACATAATGTATGGATCGGCTTAGTATCTCACTTACGTAAGACATCTACAGGTAAATCATTTGAAGAAGGTGAGTTACCATCTATGGATGACATCAAGGGTTCAGGTAGTATTAAGCAGATATCTATGGACATTGTAGGCTTTGCACGTAACAATGCAGCTGATGATGAACATGAACGTAATACAATCAAAATGAAAGTTCTTAAATGCCGACACACAGGTTTAACAGGTCCAGCAGGAGTAGCACATTATGACCACGACACAGGACGAATTCACGCAGGACAATCTGAAAACCAAGAAGACTTCTAATGTAGTTTCTCTTGATGAACGCCGTAAAAAAGATGAGCAACCGTGGTTAGATCATGCTATAATGGATTTCCTAGTTGAGCAGAAGATACGGAGAGACAGAGAAAAATTTGATAACTACGACAAGATCTATAAACAAATATTAGAAGAGGACTAATATGAGTACATTCAATACTATTGAAACATACCTTACTGATGAACTTAGTAAGATTGTATTGGATTCAAACAAGAAACAGAACAGAGGCTTTGTTGTCCTTAAGACTGTTATTGAGGAATCTGAACAACCAAATGCGTTACGCAATATCATTGCTGCATCTGTTAATTCCCTTATGCATCTTATGGTTAGCTCTCGTAATGAGAGTCTAGAAAAAGGTGAAGCACTACTGACTAACACAATCAGTATATTAGGTGTACTCGCAGCATCTACAGCAGGATTCGAAATGCCTGATCGCAAAGATCAGATTCATCTCGGTGCTGCAATTATTACTGCCTTCTGGCATGCTAAGGCTATTCGTATTGTTCATACCTACGCAGTCAAAGAATACCCTCGTGGTGTCTACAAGATTGTACTTGAACCTTGCATGGGTGAGCTACCTTCTGAATTGCCAGAGGAAAATCTACTCCCATACACATCCTTAAACCCTATCAGAGACGTCGAGAGTGTGCTACAGAGCACAGATCTAGGTGCATGCATAGCGGTGGTAAAGGGCGTGAACAACGCTAACGCTACGAGCCAGACATCAGAACATATCGAGAGCTACATGCAGAGTATCCAGGACAAAGACGATTGGATTGCTGCTCTGAATGTGCTTCAACAACAGGGTTGGAAAATCAATGAGGAAGTCTTGAGCATCGTAGAGAAGGCTGACATTATTGAGCCAATTAAGCACAATGCTTTTACTAAAGAACATCGTGCTAAGCGATTTAAGGATGCTGAGAAAGAGTATCTGAAATCTCAGACACCAGAGAATGAGGAAGAATACAATGAAGCAGCTGAAAAGTGGGAAGAAGAACTAGCTATCCTACGTAACAACTCCAAGTCTGCTGCTATGAAGATGATTCTTAAGAAAGCAAATGTACTCAAAGATGAGCCTGCGTTCTATCAGTATGTAGATGTCGATTATCGTGGACGTTATTACTACAAAGAACCCTTCCTGAACTTTCAGGGTAACGACTTAGCTCGTTCTCTTATGCTATTCGAAGAAGGAACTACATTAGATGAAGACGGAGTACGTTGGTTATTTATTCATGCTGCTAATTGTCATAATCAATCTTATGACATTGCTGATATTCCTGAATGGACTAAATATGATTACAAGTCTGCTCTAGAAGCAGAGGGATTGGATTCAATCTCGTTAGACAAGATGACACTGCATGATCGTATGTGTTGGACAGCTTACAACATCGAAAAGATTGTAGCTGATTCACATCAATTGCCATCAGAGAAAATCGAGAAGCCTTTCAGCTATCTTGCTGCATGCATTGAGATTCGTAAGTGGATGGCTGATCCAGAAGGTTACGTATGTCACTTGCCAGTTGCTATTGATGGTACATGTAATGGCTATCAACACAGTGCTGCTATTGCTAAGGACGAATTAACAGGTAGCTTGGTTGCACTAGAAGCATCCGAGATCCCTACTGATTTATATGTACAGGTAGCTAAGAAGCTTGTTGAGCGTCTACCAGAGTTCTTTGAGACTCGTGAGATGCCTATGAAGCACATTCGTAAATACATTACTAAGCGTGG